TCAACAGAATCGTCATTAATAATACGGAATTCACGACCATGAATAACGAGGCGTGTACCTGCGTTTGGTCGTACTAAGACAAAATCGCCTTTTTTACACCAGGCACCATTAGGAAAACGGGCTGGGTCTTTGTAGCAATCAGGACCTAAATCCACGACAAACAATACAGTGGTCAATAACTCATCATAACGAAGGGTTTCGTCCGCTTTTGCCAGTCCGTTATCAAATTCTTTTTCCACTTCTGGAATAGCACAAAGAATTCTATAACCTTGTGGTTTTGGTAACTGCTTTGCTTTTTCTTCTGCTTCTTTATTCAATACTGCTGTTAGATCTATTGCTTGTGATAAATCTAAATTACTCATCAGAATGCTCCGTTTTTTGTTTCAGGTCTAATACTTCTTGCCGCGCAATGAGCAGACCGTGTATCTCACCACACATCCTTTGGTAGTCGGCAAAGTCTTTGGCTTGTCCGTTTGCTACCCAATCCCGTTTTTGTACGAGTTCTTTATCTAGTTCTTGTACTAGAGCGTCAAATACATCCATTAATCACCTTTCTTTGGTTTCTTTTCCTTTTCAGGTCTTAGTGCTCCAAAAGCTTCTTGGATAAACATCTTCTCCTTTTCATCCCGCATTTGTGCTGCAGTCTTTAAGGCGTCAAACTTGTTTCGATCTGCATCGTTTTTGGCTTGTGTGGCCACACGCTCTTGATCAACGGCGATTTGTTGTGCCTTGAGTATTGCGTCGACTTGATCTTTTGTTGCTTTACGTTGCTGCTCTGCTTGCTTAATCTGAAGCTCTTGCATCTGCATCTGGATGAGTGGGTCCTGCGCTTGTTGTTGCGCCATCTGTGCTTGAGCTTCTTGCTGTGCCTGGCCAAGCAGTTTGGTGCTAGCCTGGGCCATGAGGCGGGACAATTCAACTTCCACACTCTTAGGTAATACCTGCTCGTCATCTTCTTCGTCGATAACAGGGATACTAACTCCAAGGGTTGCCTCAATCTGTTTGCGATACTCCATGCCTACGTGCTCGTTAATGTGGGCAGTCATTGCCGCTTGCATCATCTGAGCAATCTGTGGGTTCATGGCCAAGATCTGCTGAATCTTAGGATTTTGCATCGCGGTAGTATGTACTTGAATATGCGCTTGGTGGTCCTGATACATAAAGGCTTTTACTGGCTTGCCACGCAAGACATTCATATTCTCGGTAACCGGATCCGTAGGTTTCTCGTCGTCTTCCATAGGGACCAGCTTTGCCGCGTTTCTAATTCCGAGCACCTCAAGCATCTGACGATGTAAGAGCGGCATATTGTAGATTTGTGGGGACTGTTGCGCCAATTGAAGAACTGCTTGGTACTGAACAATCTTCTGCGCCATCGTTGCTGCATTAGGGTCCGAGACCGGTATAACTTCAACATTGTCATAGTCCGATTTTTTCGCGCGGGGCGAGCCTTCAACGGGTACATAGCTGTAGTCTTCTGGGGTGTAGTCCGCAATGATTTTCTTTAGAAGCTTAAACTCCCGCTTCATTGAGTAATGGATACGTGCTTGAACCGCACTCATTACCTTTAGGGTTCTCTCTAGGATTGCTAGAGTTGTACCAACAGGCGCATTCGCGCTCATGTCAGAAACCTTCATATCGCTTACGGAAGCAAACGCACGACCTTCTTGAATTACTTTATCGAGCAATTGGGCTAAAACTACTGAAGGCTCTTTATAAGGTAATGGCAGGATGTTGTCACGCATGGTTCCAGATGGAACGTCTACGTCTCTAAACTCTCCAGGAGCAATCGGGGTATCGTCACCTCTTATCCGCAAGCCACGGGTCTTAAAGCCGCCCGGCAAGTTTGAGAGGGTTCCAGCATCGACAAGCTGTCTAAGCATAGAGGTACCAGACTTAGCAAAAGCCCCAATAAGATGAATAAGACCAAAACAATAGAAGCCGAAACCAGGAATGTATCCGTAGTGGACAAAGTGCTGTCTCTTTTGGTGTGTCTCATCGTCTGGCTCCCAATTGCGACGAATTGCTAAAATAGTATTACTGCCCTTTTCCATAGTTACCACATATGGCAGTGCAATCCCTGTTTCTTCTCCGTTTTTATCTTTGTGCTCGTAACCAAGAAGATCTAACTCAACGTGCATTTCAAGAATCTTGTAGCGGTCATCGGTTGATGCTTTAAAGCCTAACTTCTCCGCAATCTTCTTTTCAACTTCGTCAAGGACGTTGTTTGGCTCACCTAAGTCTACATCGCGATAGAAGCCAGCATGTTGTAGTCGCTTTAATTCGTTCTCGGTCTTACGCATCACGTGGGTAATACGTTCTGCAGTCTCTAAACTAGAGGCGCCATAGGGCACCACAATGTCTTCTGCAGGAACAAACATGGCAACCTGACGGTCTAATGCCGGGTCGATATAAATCTTTTTGAATGCGTTACCTGCAAGGCCCAAGCCCCATAACATTCTCTCGTGCTCAGGTCTGTACTCCTGCATCACATCTGTTAACTGGTAATTCATGTCATCTTTGACACGCTCGGCTGCTTCTTTTTTCTCGGTGGTTTCTTTACCAATAATCTGTGTCTTAACGGGTCCCGCTGCGGGGAATGTAGACATCATGGTTTCAGACTGAAACTTAACTAATGCTTCGGAGAGGATCGGATGATATACACCACACGCACCTTCCCAAGGCTCTGCTCGCTCTTCGATCTTTAGGCCCAGTAACTCTAAGCCATCCACGTATGTTTGGATCCAATCTTTTCTACTGCCAATATCAGAGTCAAAATCGCCAATTAACTCACCGGCTAAACTAGTTAACTCGCCCTCTCTCATTTACTCTGCAAGGTTAGCATCAAAATCTTCGTCTGTTTCTTTAGTGGGCTCTATCTCGATCTCTAGCCCATCAACGCCAATTGTTACCGACTCAGGATCCTCAATTTCAATCTCAATTTCTGGTTCTTCTGCCGCCAAGGCTTCGATTCCTTGTGGGAGTTGGTATAGCGCTTTCTCTATTGCCATAATATTTCCTTAGTAATACGCAACTTTGCGTCTAAACTCTCTTGGTTCATCTTCTTCATCTGAAGCCAACCGAATAAATCCACCTCTTCTAAACCGTAGCAGTGCCTGGGTCAATGAGTCCACCAAGTCATCATGCTCTCCAGACGGAAACGAGGCTACTTCCTCGACTAATTCCTCCGCCCAGTGCGTTCTTGGTACCCACACTCTACCACTTGCAAAAATATCTGCGACAGCGTTCAATCTCGCTATCTTATCATTGCCTTTTGATGGTGTATATTCCTGCACCGGGATACCCATCGCTCTTAACTCAAATATTAACGGAGAACCCGCTGCTTTTGCTTCCACAATCAGTGAATCTGGCTCCCATTCTCTCCATTCTTCGTATGCGCGTTGTTTTAGCTCCGGAAACTCCATCCTTCTCTTAAACGCATTGAGGGCAATAATGTTAGCCTGCTCCCGACCGGTCGTATCTGGTGCATAAAATACCCCCCACGTCGTACACGCACTGTAGTCGCTTCGTTCTGTCTTTAAAAACGCCGTATCCCACGATTGAATCAAAAATTCACAGAACGGAGGGCTGTCGTCCTCCCACCACTGCCACCACTCCCGCTTAATAATCGCCGAGACGTCGCTTGTGGGCTGCTGCATGTACTGCGCCTGCCATTTTGAGTTCGGTAACTCCTGCCGTAGCGCGGTTAATTCGTCAAGTTTCCAAAACTCCGGCCACAGCGGCTCTCCCGAGGGCAAAATCGCAGGGAAATCAATGACTTCCCAGTCTTCACCCTGTCGTTGTGCCGCTGCTTTGACCACCTGACCCGTTAAATCCTTCTTTGACCACCGTGTCATCACAACCACAATGGCGCCACCCGGCTGTAAACGCTGTCTTGGACCGGATGTATACCATTCGTAGGTCTTGTCATACACCTCTGGGTTTGTTTCGGCTATGGTTGCTTCTTGTTCTGAGTGAGGATCGTCAATAATGAGGATGTCAGCGCCTTTACCCGTGACTGCACCGCCAACACCGATAGCAAAATAGTCTCCGCCATGGTTAGTGTTCCACCGCCCAGCAGCTTTAGAGTCAGACTGTAGTTCAACTTGCGGAAATAGTCGTCTATAGGTTTCGGAATCCACCAAGTTTCTGACTTTTCGTCCAAACCCAACAGCCAATTCAGCAGTGTGGGATGTCTGGATAACCTTTTTATGAGGAAATCGTCCCAAGAACCACGCAGGTAGCAGGTAAGAAGCAAATTCAGATTTAGTATGACGAGGAGGCATGTTAATAATAAGACGCTTAATATCTCCATTTGCTACCCTTTCAAAAGCTCGTGCCATTTTTTCGTGATGTCGCCCATGAATGAAGCCTGGCCATACTTCTTCCACAAATTTCATAAAATCTGCTGCAGATTCTCCCCGTTTTAGTCGGAGCGCAAGCTCATTTTTTAGTGCGGCAATGTGTAATCTGGCCGTTGGAGGCGCATTTTTAATGGCTGTTTCAATTTCAGCCACCGTAAAGTCGGATAACTTGGTTTTTGGAGTCATGGGTTTAATTTAGTCGCGACTTTTTTGCAAATAGGTTCAATTTAGTCGCTAAATTGGTATCGGATCTAAAAACATCGGGGTTCCCTCACCCATGTAGGCCCCTAAAATGTTGTACTCGTAGTACTCGTAGGCTTCATCGTCGTCCATCCCGCTTTCCGTCAGGACTTTTATGATTTTCTCTACGCTGTAGCACACCACTGGGTCCCGATCTATCCGCTGAACAATACCTACAATCGCTTCATCAAAGCTATCTGGCTCTAATATCATCGCGCCTTCTGCAAATTCGTTCAAATAGTCCCGTTTACTCATCATCTTCTTTCTCCTCTAGTTTTGGTTTTCTGCCTAACTCCTCATCTAAGTCGATGCCTAGACTGGTACTCTCTTTACTCTCTACTACCTGCACCACACCCATGTACTTACTAAGGGTGGCAACAAGTTCTTTCTCAAGCTCCTCGGTACTCTTGTTGTTGATATTCACCTCGAGGCGCTCCGTAAACAGCCCAATTTCACTAACCTTGCCCATGAGCTCCAAGGCCCGCAGCTGCTCCATCGGTTTTGTGTCACTCGTAGGGTCTGAAATCTCTAGGAGCCGGTTGACGATATAGTTTCGTGCTTGAATGTTTGAGTCAATGACCTGGTGGTCATACTCGGTGATGAGGGCTTTTAGTTGTCTAGCAACGGCTGATGAACTGGGAACTTGTGGCGCTAGCTCGCTACCACTAAAAATTTGACGGGCTTCTTCTCTAGCCGTTTCGTCAGGCTCTACATCTCCACCCGCTTCGCGGATTACTTCTGCGCTTTTAAAGAAAGCATCTGCACGGGCAGCAATTTCTGCCGGAGTCCCTTGTACATCCTGAATTAGAGGCACATCCTTGTCTGTAGGAATAACCATCATTGTCATCGCGTTTTACCTTTAGCTGTTTGTAGCTGTTGTCGCGATTATATAACTATTTGTATTGTGTTGTACTACGCGTAGGCGTACGCACTCTTCTTTGCTTTTTTAGGTCTTGCCTCGTGATGGATTTTGTATTTCCAATAGATGGCATGCTTGTAAGACCAGGGGTTGCCTGGTGTGTAGATTTTGAACCCAGCATTGATTAATGAGTTTGCACTAGCAGGGTTGTCCGTTGTGTCTGTAATGACCCAGTTCCATCCTAGTTTTTTAGCCTGTTTGACTCGCGCGAGGATTAGTCGTTTCTGTAACCCATGCCCTGTGAAATCATCTAAGACTCCTGCTCTACACAAGTATCCAGTATCAGTCCAGACCATTGAGCGCACTAAGCCAGCAAATGCTACTGGTTTTCCAGATTCTGTATAGGTAATCCACCAATGACCATGATCGGGTTTGTACAAGTTATCGCTAGGCAGGATTTCTTTTTGCAGGTGATTAATCACACTAACGTGTGCGCTGTTACGAATGTCGATTTTTTTGATTACAAACGTTTTTTCGCCCATGCCAATCCCCTCAAGAAGTAAGTGGTGGAAGGCGTCGTGAGACTGTAGACAGCTAATTATTTCAGGATCTATCCGAAAAGACTGGTGTGAGCTTCTAGCCCAGCCGGCCTTCCGAGATTAGTTTACTGTATTTTTAGGGGCGCGAAGCCCCTGGCACTACTTGACTAGGGTTTTTAACTGCTTGAACCCGTTATCGATTGATTTCTCTACTTCTTTTTGCGCAGTTGCAAAGACATTCTTGGTGTACTCGTACTGCTTTTCGATGGTTTCGAGGTAGGTTTTGAAAAAGTCCATGATCGCTCCTTAGTTGTTGGAACTTTTATTTTAAATGGTTTTATGCTGCACTGCAACAAAGTCTAAAAAATTTTTATATATACCCCCCGGGGTGTTTCATTTAGAAGTCGAAGGGGGGTGTTTTTGTACAGAATAAGAAACAAATCTAGGGAAAACCCTTATGGGGGTGAAGGGTGTAACGTTTATGTTGCATTAGGAGGGTTAAGGATAGGTTTATGTTACGTTAAAAAATTGA